AAGCCGAGGGAAGTTATGAGGCCCTACCACGACAGGGAGGTAACGTGGCAGGGGAGCAGGCGCATCTCTGCGTAAGATGATGCTACTCCTTATGCAATTCATATGCAAGCGCCAGATAGCCTATGGCGTCTGCAATGCTATCCTTGTGATAGTCACCCTTCGCCAATCGGCCAAGCTTCAGGTCAGCCATCATAATGCAAACCTCATAGGATGATACATAGTTGCCCATGTGCTGCGTCCATCGCTCTGCAATGTTGGCGAAGTTTTCTGATGGCGTTCCATAGTCAGCTTGCCGTTGACCGTGAATGAGGTTGCTTGCCTCGCGCAGTATTTCGTTTCGTCTTGTTGGTTGATCCATTTGATTACATCCAGACTTATGGTCAACAGACGCTAACAACTTAAACAGCCTCTTGCAAATCATTGACCGCAAGTTTAGCGGCCATTTGCTTTATGCTGCCTAAGTCTAAGTTTGCGTCAACAATCGCCAACTCATATCTGCGGCAGAAAGATAACAACGCAGATGATGCTTCATTTCTAAACTCAGCCATCATCTCATCACTGTCTGGATCAAACGAAACATAACCGCCGCCCTGCTTCCTGTTCGACACCGGCGATATGTGCAAAGGCTTCTCCACGACCTTTATATCATAGACTGATGTGTCTATGTTTTTGACCTCATAAGTTACACGCAAGCCGCTTATGATCGACCTAATGCGGCTATCATAATACTGATTGGCCGCATCATGCTCATCTTTATCAAACACAAATCCATAGAACGGATGTTCAGGCTGCTCCCTTATCCACTCACGCAAGTCAGAAACTTGAACACTGTTTTGACCAGTTGAGTTTAAATATTCGTCAATAAGCTCTTGACGCATTTTTTTCGTAAACTTCATCACTCTCTCCTTTATATCCAGTGACCGCCCTGCCTAACCAAGACTTTCCGCTTCTTGCCACACCTAGACCGCCTCGCCTGACCTGAACCCGCCCGACCACACCTGACCCCGACACACCTCGACCGCCTTGACAGACCAAACCACACCCCGCCTCAGCATACCTCGACCGCCTCGACCTAACTTGCCGTTCCGCACCGGACCGCAACCGACCCCGCCGCACCATTCCATGACCGCCTGACCACACCGGACCTAACCTTGGCACTCCATGACTGACCGTAACCGCCTTGACCGACCACAACTGACCCGACCAAACCCAACCGTACCATGACCGCCACGCCACGCTACGCCTCGCCACACCGGAACACACCTAAACCGCCTCGCCAAAACTCACCCGACCTGACCGAACCAAATCGCTCCATTCCATGACCGCCTTACCTCGCCCCGCCGTACCCCAACTTACCGGACCATGCCGCGCCATGCCGCACCTTGACCGCCTTGCCTTTCCTCGTCCCGCCCAACCCTGACACACCTCGACCGCCTTGAAATGGGGCAACCGAAGCTGCCCCAACCATTTTTACGCTGCCCGCTTAACGCGCTCTTCTTGCAGCATGTCATAAAGCTCTTCTGTTTCGGCATCTGCCATCTCAGGAACTTGCATTGCATGAGTTTGAACCATGCGGCCTTGCTTCTTGATTTCATCAATCCTGTCAGCCATGTCACCACCGCCCTCTGGATGCACCGTAAACGTTCCGTAAGACCCGCGACCCTTTTCCTGCCTAAAGTCTCCTATGCCCACCAGCATCCCAGCGTTAATCAGTAGTGATGATATTGAGTGAATGCTTAACGTTGGAGTGACAAACGCTATATCAACCTCAGCGCACCATTCTGGCAGGAACGCCCTTGTTCTGACATCTGGCGTTCTGTTCATATCCGCAGATCGAACAACATCCATTTTAAGCTGCGGTTTCCCCCACACCTTAATCTTTTGCTCTGGCAGGAATATCAGCCTTTGCACTGACGTCTTGGTGATCCCAGCAGTTTCCAATGCTGCTGTTGCCATTGCGCCCTTTACCGCTGGCGCAGGGAAGCCCAAAAGAGTTTCGCCGGTTAGCATCCGATAAACGCTATCGTTAAACTCTTCTTCTGGATTGTGCTTGATCTCCTTCTTTTCCGCAGCAGTCTTTTTGCCGCCTCCAATAAGAAGGGATCTTTTTGCCTTCGCTGACATCGCATTGTAGTACAGCGGCGTTTGACCAAGTAATACAAATTTTACCCGACCTTGCTTTGCCGCTTCGATGTGAAGGTTTGCTTCTGCTTTTTTAGTAGCCATAACTTTTTCCTTTTTAAAGCTAGGGCAAGATGGTACAACCACCTTACCATTTGAGTTAGAGCGAGATTATGGGTTGCAGCCCTGTCTCGCTCATTTCGTTTATATCACGACGAAATCATAATGCAATCACTTTTTTAATTATTTTTTCTGCGCCCCTACATTATTTCTTTGCAATTCATATTTCCGCATCAGGATAATCTGACGTTCTTCTTCGCTCCACTTGGGTAAATCCACGCCCAACACTTTTCTGCGATTGGCAAAGCCTTCTAGCTCCTCCAAGCATGAAATCGAATTAACCTTCTCTTCAAACGTCATAAGTCAAAATCCCAGTCTTGGACACTTGGACACCCCTTAGGGGTGTGTCCTGTCTGTCCAAAGATGACCAAGTTGTTGGACACTTGTCCAAACTGCTTGTCCTTCATGTCCAACCTTTGCATAACTTATTGTTATCTATGATAAATTGTTGGACATCTACCAACCTCTTGATGTGTCTATCCGCTGTCCTTTGAGACACACCTAGCTCTATTGAGACAGCCTCTTTTAGGACACGTCTGGACACCCAATTTTCACCGAAATTATCCACAATTTTGTGATATTCGTCCTTCACGACATCTTCAGCACGATCTTCTTTCGACATGCTTTTGCGGCTATCTTGGATCTCCATGAGCGCCACTGACTTTGCAGGATTGCCATCAGTGCCCATCAATTCTTTCTCTATGTGGATGAAGTTTTTCGGCTCAGGTATCATGGCGTCCTTCATTTTTGTCCACTTAACTTCCACCTTGGCGATCTGATCGTCGCCCCATTTCTCCACCATAAATTCGCAATCGACAGCCCCCAGAAGCGCAGAGCTACCTCTAGCGCGATCCTTATTTCCGTGGCCGGTATGATGTACTGCCAGCACAGTGCAGGAATAATCATCCCGCATATCATCTACTGCCCTAATCATTGCGCCCATCTGCTGGGTGCTATTTTCGTCTGCTGCGCCCATTGCTCTTGCTAGTGTGTCGATCACGATCAGCGCTGGTTCGCCATGCTCTTCCACCATGCTATCCACCACGCTGCGTAGCTCTTGCACATGCTCTTCATCTGTCAGAACAATGGAGCGGCTTGATTTAAAGAAGGGTAGCCCTTTGAGCGTGGTATCATTCTCTGCTGCCCATGCTGCTGCACGTCTGGCAAAACCATTGTGACCTTCACCGGCAATATAGAATACTGGCCCGCCATCTACTGCATGACCATGAAACTCTTTCTGTGCAGCTATGCAGAGCGCCATATCTATCGTGAGGAACGTTTTTCCTGCCGCTGGAGCGCCAAAGCATACTGCAAATGTATTCTTCTCTAGCAGCCCATCTATGATCCACTCTGGCGCTTTAAATTCCAGATCCCCCAGCGGAACGAATAGCTCCTTCTTTTTGCGCACCTTCTGCAATTCAGCGGCCACTGCTGGCTTACCATCGCGCAGCATAACGTCATTCCAATCGTCGCCCTTTCTGCGCGGCGCTCTGTATGGCATTCCTGTTTTATTTGCTGCGTCTATGCCTGCGCTATCGTTATCTGCGGCTATGACAAACGTGGCGTTGGGTTTGGCTTCTTGCAGGATAGCTGCCACCTTCGGCAGATTACCGCTGCTCAGCGCGTATATACATGGCCTGTCGGTGCTTATGTGAACTGATACTGCTGTGGCCCAACCCTCTGCAATATAGGTAAGCCCTTCAGCGGAACCGCCTATGACTGCAAACGCGTTCTCAGTTTTGCTGCCTTTGTTGAACTTCTTGTCGCCATCTGGGCTAATCTTTTGTGATCCTGCCTTTTGCAGCTTGCCATCTGTGAGGTGATAGAACGGCACGACTACGTTACCGTCTAGCTCCTGAGCGCCTATTAGCGGCACTCCTTTGCGCTGATGGTACGCCTTTGGGGTTTCATCCTTGAACGGGTTATTTGCGCTTGGCAGGCTTGGCCAGTCGTTTACTTCCATGATTGGCCATAGCTCCATATTCAGAAGGATCTTTTGTATGGCCTTCCAGTCGCCACATTGCCTGCAATTTACGCTGACATTGCCGTTATATTCCTTGACCCAGAAGCGGTCATTCCCATTGCAATTCGGGCATGGTCCTTTATACTCGCTGCCATGCTTCTTCAGCCCTAGCTGATTGGCTATTAACTCACCCCAGACGTGCCACTCTGCATCTGGATACTTGTCTTTTTTACCGTTTCCCATTATAAACTCCATATTCATACTGCTCCTTATAAGGGCGCTGCGCTCTCCCACGCAGCGCCCTACTTTTATTTAGAACGGGATTTCATCATCGAATGATCCGCTTGCTGGTGCATCAATCACCGCTGCTGTTGGTGTGGATGCTGGCAGACCAAACGGGTCATCTGCTGGTTTGGTATCTGCAATGCTTACAAACCCTTCCATTGCCGCAAATGGTGATGCCTGTTCCAGTGGCTTATGCTCTATGACTTGCACAGCCCGCAGCCTGAGCGACACACCAGCATCGCGCATGTTGTATGGCACGAATGTCACTGCTACGTTTACGGTGCTGTCTGTAGTTAGCATAAAGTCATCTGCTAGCTTATTGCCTTTGGCATCATATTGACCAACGCCATTGGTTAGCTCGCCGTTGTAATTGCCTTTGAGCTTGGCCTTGGCAATAAAGATTTCATCGCCATCCTTTTTGAACGGCATGTTAAACTCTTCTGGCCATTCTGGTTTGCGCTTTGCTGCATATGCTTTGCGCATTTCATCTAGCAAAACCTTTGCCTGATCACGTGTCATCTTGATTGACATCTCATATGCCGCATTTGGATCTTTGGGATCACATGGCACTGACCTTTGCTCCTCAGCGGAATATTTGTAGGTTTTGTTGATACGCGGCCACAACGCTTTAACGTTCTTGATGGTATATTGCATTTATTGCTCCTTTGCTTTTAACCATTCTGGTAGTTCAATGATATTAACCTCAGGCCAATCAGTCGGGTATGACTGTTCATCCTGAGCCTTCTTGATGCGCCGCAGAATATTCATCATTCTTTGATGCGCATAATCCAATACGCCATTGCTGAGGACGTGAACCCCTACAGCGTATGGCGGTGATTTTTCCACTGCGGCGAATATGCAGTGTGTCACAGGCAGCTTTTCGATTGCAAGGACATATCTGTAGAACGCCATTTGCAAATCATAGCTGTATGACCAAATGTGGCGCTGAAACTCACGCTCTGATGGCCCAGCGTCTAACGTGCTTTTTAGATCCAGCAGCAGGCCACCTTCTTTTATATAGCAGTCGGGCCTACAGCGAAGCCCAAGCCCCGTTTCTGGGCAAGTGACAAATATGCTGTGTTCTATCATTGCGCTGGGATGCCTAACGATTGAGGCTACCCTTGGGTGGCGCAATGCACTTTCTGCCATTGCATTACAAATGTCATAATCGCCTTGCGTTAGCAGAACCTTATCTTGCGCCTCTGCTTCTTCCTTGGCTTCACTCCACGCTTTACCTCTGCGCGTTTCTGGGCCGCGTATAACGCGCCCTTCATCTGGTTCTAGGGTTAGCTCGTGAAACCCAGTTCCCAGCGCCAGAGCAGGCGTCTCAGAGCGTACAGCGCCCTTCCAGTGGGCCAATGACTTAGACGCAGCTTTGACATCACTGCTGCTGATTTCATCACGCTCATGGTAGGCGTGATTGGACATGCTAGGATCAATCATTCATCATCTCCCTAACCAAGTAGCAAAATCCCTCTAAATCCAAGACAGCGACAAAGCCGTTGTCTTTTTCTTCGTACATGACCGCGTGTAGAGGAACGACAACACGCACGTCACGGTGGTCAAACTTATAGACAACACATGGCAGCTTGCCTGCGCGATTTGCAGCACGACTGGCTTGACCCCACCAATCTGGGCGCATTCCATCGCCAGATTTGTAGCGCTTGCATTCTATAACGAATGGAAAGTCTACGCCTCTTTCTGGCACCAGATCACCGTGATCGCCTTCGCGGTATTGCTCAAGATCGCGCTTGAACTTTATCCCAAGGTGATCCCATAGGTAATTGGCTATGCTGCGCTCAAACTGTGCGCCTTTTGCGCGTGAATTAACCATCTACTGCTGGCTGCTCCACATGAATGCCACGCTTTGCGAGGTAATCCCGCAATGCACCTTCGACGATGCCCGCCATACTGCGGCGCTCTTTTTTCTTTATGATCTTCATAGCCTCAACTAAATCTGGGTCTATGCGCACCAACAACTGATGTAATTCCATTGCAATTCTCCTTTGCTATATTTTTGATATATAAGTGCTTGCAAACTGTCAAGAGATAGCATAACGATATATTCACTACCAAATGAAAGGAAATAAAATGAACCTCACAACAACACATGATTTTGTAATCACTCATATGATGGATAACGGCACGACATTCGGAGTGCGCGTTGATACTGGCGAAAGCGTACACGTTTCGCCGCGTTTATCTCAGCAATGCGATGCTCAGATCGATGACATCTGCACCGGCATATTAGTGCGCAACACGCAGCACAACGCAGATCGCACACCTTGGGTTGCCGCCTATGTAGAAAAAGCTCGCCCTGCGAAGGAAATGTTCAGGGAAATGTTTGGCGATATGCGCCCTGAGCCAGTCGAAGAAGCGCCAAGGGAGCGCACTTGGGATGAGATAGCTGATGAAATTATTGCTTTCCTGAGCGGCCCAGAGGTTTCATACTGCGAAACATCAGACATTAGCGAAGCAGTCGATATGGAAACCCGCAAGTTAAGCAATGTGCTGGAGCATATGCACAGCCACGGCAGAATATGCAAAGCAGAGGTGCGCCAGAAGGCAGACCAAGAGCGCATATCTATGGCGCTGTGGTCTATTGATATGAGCGTGTACCAATGAGCTATTGCAGAGAATGTGAAGGCACTGGCCGCATTGAGCGCCGCAGCTTTATGCGAACAGCAGAGGACGCCACATGGGAAACATGGACGGAACCATGCACCTATTGCGCAGATGAAGATGATTATGATTGGCGAGGGGAGGATCAGGAATGACCGATACCATTGCAGTGTGGTTTAGCTCAGGGGCAGCGAGTGCTGTGGCAGCGTATAAGACGCTAAACAAATACGGCATGATTGCTGATGTGCGGATCGTCAACAACCCCGTTGCTGAGGAAGACGAAGACAATTTGCGCTTTCTGCGTGACGTTCAGAAGTGGCTTGGCGTTGAAATAGAGTTTGCGGAAAACCCATCATATCCAAGCCATTCGGCGGTAGACGTGTGGGCTAAGCGCAAATTTATGTCGGGTGTTGCTGGCGCGCCATGCACCGTTGAACTTAAGAAACGCGCTCGCCAAATATGGGAAGAAAGCAACAAGCCTGATTGGCATGTGCTTGGCTTTACGCTGGAAGAAAAGCAGCGGCATGACAGGTTTGTGCTGACTGAGCGCGACAATGTTATTCCCGTTTTGATTGACGAAAAAATGAGTAAAGCTGACTGCTATATGTTCCTAGCGGATCATGGCATCAAGCCGCCACGCATTTACAGCTTAGGCTATCCAAACGCCAACTGCATAGGCTGCGTTAAGGCGACTTCCCCGACTTACTGGAACCATGTGCGTGAAATGCATCCTGATGTGTTTAACCAGCGAGCAGAACAATCACGCGGTCTTGGCGCAAGGTTAGTGCGGGTAAATAATAAGCGCATTTTTCTGGACGAACTATCGCCAGAAGCAAAAGGCCGACCAATGAAAAACTTGGATTTTGAGTGCGGCATATTCTGTGAGGAAATAAAATGACCAAAACAACATGGATTGCCCTGATGGTATTCTCATCGCCATATGAATGCGCAGACTTCATCGAGAAGTACAAAGCCAATCTATATGGGCCAGTGCAATGCGTCATCCAATATGAAGAAACAAACACCGTGCGCCCCAAGCGCAAGCCAATACAGGAGAATAACGATGGCTAAATGGGATCTGTCTAAGATCGAAAACTGCTCAACTGTGGGCGATTATGTTGATGAAGATGATACACGGCCAGATCAGCCAACGCCGCTGATGATTGTGCGCTCTATCAATCGCAAGGCAGATATTATGCGAATGGATGCTGGACGTGGCCCAGAGCGCCGCACAATGAAGCAACGCGCTGAGGAAATAATGTCGTTGTGCAGCATGCTGGAGAAACGCCTATGAATGAACAGATGACGCTGCTAGACCGCTGGAAGGAAATGGCCACCATAGAAAACGCAAGAATGCACCGCCGCATGATTGGGCGAGATGATATGCACCCTTACTCTCATAAACCTTGGGCAATTGAGGCGTTGCGCAAGGAAATTGAGCGGTGCTTACGGAGGCATGGTGAGCTATCTGTGGGTGATTTGTGCAGCATGATTGAGCAGGATGTGACGCATATTGACCTTGGCCTGAAGACCCTGCGTGAGCGGCGCAGGATTGTTAAAACGTCTTATATTCATGGCCAGCAGTTATATCGCGTAAGCACAAAGGATGAGCGCCGCTTATAGATTGCCAGTCAAATATACCGATACAAAATACCGCGTAGCCAAATCATTGATTATGCGGTATTTTTATGTGTGGCCAACAGAAGCAGCATCGGACGTGCAGGCGAGTTTCTCGTTGCCGCCGAACTTGAGCAGCGCGGGATACGCTGCCATCGGGTAGACATGCAAGACGATGACCTCTGGGTGAAATCGTCTAGTGGCGTTCTATTGACCCTGCAAGTTAAGACAACCCTCCAAGCTCGCCCAGATCGTGGACGTCCATTGAACTACGCATTTACACGCGCTGATGGTGATGCGCAAATATTTGCGTATGTGGCCATGGATATACGTTTGTTTATACTGCGTGGCCCGCCGACCGGCAAAACAGTACGCATAAAGCCTGCCGATTTTACACAGCAGGCTATGGATGACAGCATATTAAGATTTCTGGGTGGCTCGTGAGGCCAGCCGAAGCTGACCCCGAAGGCACTTATGCCCAATCATTTACATCGAAGCAAGGGCAAGCTTTGCTCGCATAACTATTATGCCCAGATACTTTATTTATACCAGAAAACTCAGCCTTATATTGCACGATCAGTTCACGCAAAGCTTCTTCTTGCTCTGAGGTGAAGTTATCCAGAAAAGCATCGTCAGCACAGCCGCCACGGCCACCCACTAGGCTCACCCCTATGGATGCCTTGTTGCGGCCCCTACAGTGCGCCCCTGAGCGCTCTACGGGCCTACCATAGCCCACTGAGCCATCGCGGTGAATGATTGCGTGGTAGCCAATATCAGACCAGTTGCGCTCTTCAACGTGCCACCGTCTGATTTCCTTCACCACATCATCAACAGACCGATCAGCATACCATTTGGCATTCGTCGCGGTGCAGTGAATTATGATCTCATCAATGTGTCTCATTTGGTTAAGCCTTTCTGCTTTTCATATGTCCTAAGACCACCAATTCCTAACATACCTCCCAGAACAGTCAAAAGCGTTCCCATATCAAACTCTGGCAATGGCGGGATTTGTGTGCCGGTTAGCGCTACAACAAAAAGGGCAACAGGCTGACCAATAAAATGCCAACCAAAAGCAAGCCCACAGATCCAACCAATGAAAGGACGCCAGCCACCTTTAAAAGTGCTTCCACTTGCCGCTTCTGCTGCGTTGACTTGTATCTGAGCGAGGGCCAAGTCTTGCGCGTGACGCTGTGACATAGTGGCAATCTCGTGCGCGAGCTTTGCTTTCTCGTCGGCATCTGGGATAAACTTATCTAATAAGCCAGTTACGGGTGCTATCAGTTTATCAATCATTTCTCAGACCCCAGCCATATGGCAAAAGCTCCGCTCATGGCCCCCGTGACAACTGATATTAGGCCAGCTTGTTGCGTCGATAAATCTGGCTGGCTTAACGCCCACTCAATACAGCGTATATACATCACCGTCATTACCAGCATCATCAGACGCGGCATGATCTTCCAAGCAAGTATCTTTTCCATGTCAAACCTCTATGTTGATGTTTGTGCCTTGCGGCCTGTCAGCAGTGGTCTTAGTGCCAAACCTATCATAAGCCTTGCCTAAGTCCAACTTCTGCTCTCTTAGAGCCTCCAGATGCGTGTGGTTGGCCCTATGCTCCTTTGTTACCCTCTGCTCTGCCAGATGTGCTTCTATGCGCTCACGCGATTGCGTTTGCTGGTGTATGTCCGACTGAACGTTAAACGGTGCGCTGCCTATGCCTGATACACCGTCAGCCATTTACCACCACCCTGCGCCCAAACCAGTCAACCATGTGCCGCCCCCTATAATAGCTGCCAGCATTACAAGCAGTAATATTAGCAGTAGCGTTTCAAAGAATGCCGCTTTGCGCTCCTGCTGGCGGTACAACGTCTCTTCACGCTCTTTCTTGATCTTGCGCCGTAGCTCCACCATTTCACGCCAAGTGCCATAGCCAAAGCGATTATTCAGCAGTTGCTGTAAGTCTTTTTCCTGCTCTGCCAGCTTCTTCTGATGGATGATGATTTGAAGCGCCTCTTGCTCCACAGATCCAGATGAAAAAAGCTTAGTGAATATTGGCGGGTTTTTACGCTGCTGCTCTGCGCGGCCAAGATCCGCTGCTGCGCCATACCATTTGCCTAACTGACCAGCTACGTCCTCTAGCTCACGCCCAGCGTAAACTAGCTTTTTCACCATATTATAGGCTTGTGTGGCCCCAGCAATGGCTGTGATTGGATCTATCATCAGGCACCTTTGCCCACCTTTGCGGCTGGTGGGCATTTAAAGTTATACGGTATTCTTATAACATATGGGTAGTGATAATAAAATCCGGTTGGGCATCTGTATATACAAGCGTTATACAGCACATGACCTTCTACGATAACGCCAACCGCTATACCGGCCAGCGCACAGATCATCTTTCCATCAGCCTATCTATTTTTTCTTCTATGCGATCAAATCGCGCCACAATCTGCGTCATTACAGCAGAGCTATCAGTTTTTGTGACATATTCCCGCGCCATTTCTTCGCGGGTTTTGTTTAGCAATATGCTAATGCGCTGAACTTCAGCGTATGCACTGCGAAGCAGCCATCCCATTAAGCCTAAACCAGCAGTTAGGGCAATGCTCCACAGTGCATCCATTTCCATTAGCTTATGCTCTCCAAATGCGCTTTCAGATCCGCGAAGAAAGCGTCACGCCCTCTTTGTATCTCTATCACGTTTAGTTTAGCAGCATTTAGCTTACCATCCAATCTACTAATGTGATTTATGCAAGCCTTTGCCTCATCAGATAGTTGATCTTCGGTGTATTCCACATCGTCAATCGTAATGACCTTTTTGTCTTCAGTCACGTTGATCTCCTTTCAAGTTATGCTGCCCACGGAACTCCGCTTGCAGACGTTGGATTAGCTATCGCATCAATCTTAGCAGCAATAGCAGCTTCAGTATCCTCTTGGGATACATGACCCCAGACCCAGCCTTGCGCTTGAGCCTCAGTAATATCGTCATATGGTGTGAAATCAGCAGCAGAGGCATCGTAGGTCAAGCCACAAGTGCCATAGCTAGATGCTGTGTTGCCATCGTCATCAACGCCTGTGCAGCGCCAATGAGCAATGTAAACGCCACCGTCAGCGATTTCGTGTTCCAATGTTGGAATAGTCCAAGTGTAAGTGATAGCCATTATGGTGTCTCCTGTGCTGCTAGATGTGCGGCGTAAGCATCCTTAACCGCTTGTGTGTGAACTGCGTTACAGATGGCTTGTACCTCTGTGCTTTCACCTGTGATGTCTGCATCTGGTGCAACGACATGGCGTGAATAACCACGGCTGATCTCTGCTCCGTCACGCTTGATGACCGTGGCTGTACGCACCTGAACGTGCTTGAAGTCGCCTACGATCTCTATTTTGTCTTGTACTGTTTCTTCTGTTAGCATTTTTTATCTCCTATGCTTGGACTGACTACCCTGTGATCCAACAGGGGTGGTTAGGTGTC